TGTGAGATTTATTATCGAAATCTTGCTGGAACAGAAACGCTAATTGCAACAAATGTTGTTAATCCGCATCCAATCACAGATGGAACTGTCAACGAATTGTATTTGTGGAGCATTCCAGTTCCTGCAACAAATGTTTTAGCTACAGATAGGATTGTTGTTAAGTTTTATGCCATTGATCTTGGAGGAAAAACAATGACAATGCATTTTGAGGATAGTCATATTGCTCAAGTTGTTAGTTCTCTATCGCCAGCAACTCAAGGAGCCACGGGAGCGACAGGTGCTACAGGGATCGGAGCCACAGGAGCCACAGGGGTTACACCAGCAAACATTGTTCTCTCGGATATTACTGGTCTTACAGGGGCAACGCAACTGACAAATCTAGTGGAAATCACCCAAACTGGCTACAATTTAATAGTGATTCCAGACCCCAACACGTTGTATGTAATTGTTGGCCCATAATTAAAATGAACGACAACGCAACCAGTCACGGAATTTTAGGTACGATTGTATCGACCACAGGATTTATAATTTCAATGTTACCAGAAATAGAAACTTCAATTAGGGTTGGTGGTGGAATAATCAGTATTATCGCGGGTATTTTAACTTGCATTTACATGGTAAAACAGATATTAAAATGAAACCAAAAAAAATAGTAGTAGCAATGATAGTAACATCGTTCATAATGCTAGGAATGGCATTCTTAACTGGATGTTCTGTACTTGGGCAACCAAACGTGTGTATCGAAACGCAATACGGCAAGTTCTGTTATGAACTGCCAGAAATTAAAGGACTAAAAAAATGAAAACAAATTGGAAAACTACACTACTTGGAGTATTTACTATTCTTGCGGCAGTTTCTGAAGCAGGAAAAGAGTTTTTGAGCAACGGAAACCTTGGTGATATTGGCTTGCTCTTTGCTGCAATCACTGCTGGAGTTGGGCTTATTCTTGCCAAAGATTCTAATAAATAATGGTTCCAAATTCTCGACCGCAGCAAGCGAAGGAGAAGACCCTCGCTATGGTCATTAAATCGGGAATCGTTGATCGTGTTGCGCTCGTCGGAATCCGTGGATACTACTCCGAAACATTCGCTCCATCAGGCAACCAAAGGGGTATCTATGATGATGCGATTATACTTTTATCTCCAAGCGTCCATGCTACTTTCAATGCTAATACTGATCCGTCAGTTCACAGGAAGGGTATTGCGGTGCTTAAAACGGGCATTCATAGGTTTCGTAAGGGCAATCATGGTCTTAGTAAACCCGGAGGTGGTTACCCTGCGCTTCGACCTGCTAACCCAAAAGAAGAGTTGCCAGTCACACGGGATGGGGTTGGAGACGATATGGGAATCGCTATTAACGTCCACAAGGGAGGATACAATACGACCTCCTCGCTGGGTTGCCAAACGATCTACCCACCGCAATGGGAAGGATTCATCAATCTCGTCTACTCAGAAATGACTAGATACGAACAAAAAACCATACCATACTTACTAGTAGATAATACATAAATGGCAAATATCACCCACAAGTGGAAAAAAGTCCTAGCAGTTAGTTGTTCACATGCGAAATATTGTTGCCCAGATGCTTGGAAAGCTATAATGACGTTTAAATCGCGTTTTTCACCTGATACAATCCTGCATCTTGGAGACTTTATTGATTTATCAGCCCTAATGGGCAATGGAATAGGTTCTGGAAGTGATGGAGATGAAGTAACTCCAGACATTGACACAGGTTTAATGCATCTTCGTGAATTAATGGCTGGATGCAAGAATCCTTATGTTCTTTGTGGAAACCATGAAGATCGTGCATGGAAACTAACTCACAGCAAAAATTCCGTCACTTCATATTGCGCTCATAAGATTGTATCTGCAATTGAAGACACAACTAAAAAGTTAAAAGCTAGATTAATTCCTTATTCTGGAATTGAACAGATCGTTGACATAGCAGATATTGGGTTTACTCATGGAACTTGCTATGGTGAATCTGCGGCTAGGGACATGGCAGAACAATACTGCAACGGGACTAGACGTAAAATAGTAATGGGACATACTCATCGTGTTGCTATACAGAATGCCAGAACATATCATGGTGGCACTTGCTACAATATTGGAACATTAACGTCTAGGGGAGCGTTAGAGTACGCTAAAAACCGAAGAAGCACTTTCAGTTGGTGTCAAGCATGGTGTTGGGGTGAATATTGTGAATCGCTTAATCAATCTTCACTTCAAATAACGCAAAGAGGAAGAGGAGAAGCATGGAGAATGCCAATTTAACATGACCCCAAACGATTTTCTTAAAATTCTACTAGAGGCAAGCAATAAATGCACAGATCCAGCACCAAAGGGATGGTATTCTAAAAACGAACTTTGTAAAATGTGGAATGTCAAAAAAACTACCTGTAAAGAAAGAATTACATCAGGAATAAAGTTAGGTTTGATTGAGAGAAAAGACTTCTATGTTCCAAACGTCAATGGAACGCTATTTCCTGTCCCTCATTATTTTTTCAAAGATTCAAATAAAAGAAAAACACGTTGACAATATAGTTGTTTTAATGTAATTAATTCAATTCTTCTCTATGGCTCAATATAACTGGATTCCAAGCCCACAAAGCTCTACAAATTGCGGTTGCGCTCCATTAAATTCAATGGACTGCAATTGGCCTTATGTGGGATCCACTGGTGCTACAGGTGCTACGGGAATCGGTTCTAGTGGAGCCACTGGGCCACAAGGTGCTACTGGTATTGGTATACAGGGTGGTACTGGAGCAACGGGTTTGATGGGAGCAACAGGCATTGGATCTCAAGGATTGACGGGTTCTACTGGCGCAACGGGTTCTGGAGCCACTGGAGCAAGCGGAGTTCAGGGTTCTACTGGAGTGCAAGGCTCGACAGGATCTACAGGATCTGGATCTACTGGCGCAACTGGAATATCTCCAGTAATCACTCGACAAAGTTTTACATCTCATCCAATTCAAGTTGGAATCAGAACATTTAACTATGCTTCCGCTGATATTGGGTGGACATATGGATCTAGGTTGCGAGCAGTTGCAAATTCAGCGTATCCTTACGACTGGGTTGAAGGAACGGCAATAAATGTCGCTTCTAATTTTGTAACTATTAATGTCGATAAAACTCAAGGTTCTGGAACATTTTCAGACTGGCAAATTGCGTTATCTGGAGATGGTGGACTGGGAGCCACTGGAGTTCAAGGAGCAACTGGGCCATCTGGAGGCCCAACAGGAGCCACGGGTGCAACAGGGGCGGGAACTCAAGGCAGTACAGGCGCAACTGGCGTTGCTGGCTCAAATGGTTCGACAGGATTAACAGGATCGACTGGTGCTACGGGAACAGGCTCGACAGGCTCCACGGGCGCAACAGGAATTACTGGGACTCAAGGAGGCACGGGCGCAACTGGTTCTGGATCAACTGGGGCAACTGGACTGCGAGGAAGCACGGGCGCAACTGGTGTACAAGGTGTGCAAGGCTCCACAGGAACTGCTGGCGCAAATGGCGCAAATGGCGCAACTGGCAGCACTGGAGCCACAGGAGTTTCTGGAGTTAATGGCAGCACTGGCGCAACTGGCGTTGCTGGATCAAATGGTTCAACGGGAAGCACTGGAGCCACAGGATTAACTGGTGGTCAAGGCTCCACAGGTGCGACTGGAACTGCTGGATCAAATGGCTCAACTGGAAGCACAGGTGCGACTGGAATCCAAGGCACAACTGGCAGCACGGGCGCAACAGGCACTGCTGGAGATAAATATACAACATCTTCTTCCACTCCATTAACAATTGCATTAGGGACACAATCTTTAACAGTTGGCACTGGACTTGCGTTGAGTATTGGTCAATCTGTTATTATAGCTAATAGTTCTTCCAATAAAATGGAAGGGACAGTTACTAGTTATAATAGTTTGACTGGCGCATTGGTTGTAAATGTTACTTCAATTACTGGTTCTGGTTCATTCTCAAGCTGGAGCGTATCACTTTCTGGCGCACCCGGCCCAGCAGGAGCAACTGGCAGCACGGGTGCAACAGGTATCCAAGGCATTCAAGGATCGACAGGAAGCACAGGAAGCACAGGAGCCACTGGTGTTTCTGGAGGCCAAGGTTCCACGGGCAGTACTGGGGCAACAGGCGTTTCTGGGGTTAATGGCAGCACAGGCTCAACAGGTGCGACTGGCGTAGGTACGCAGGGAAGCACAGGGTCTACTGGCATTCAAGGAAATCAAGGTAGCACAGGCGCAACGGGTGCGACTGGCGCGACTGGAGTAGGTGCAACTGGCGCGACTGGGGCAAGTGGATCACCGGGTGGTGCAACTGGCGCAGGAACAGACGCTATCTTCTTTCTTAACGATCTAACAGTAAATACATCTTACAGCATTCCAGTATCTAAAAACGCAGGAACATTTGGCCCAGTAACAGTAGCTAGTGGAGTTACAGTAACAGTGCCTTCTGGAAGCGTGTGGACAGTGGTATGATTAACAAAAATAATGCTTGCATTAAATAATAATTACATTTAATTTCAAAAAACAATAACCCATGTCTTGCTCTAACACATCTTCATCTACTTGTTGCCCAGATGTTCCATACCCTTCTGTTTCACCAGAGTCTGCCCCTTCGTTAATTGGGAATCTTGTTTTTGCTTTATATGGTATAATTAATAAAACAATTTTAAACGGACGTGTTGTTTGGGATATTCCGTGTGACCCTGTAACCTCACCAGCAACGATTGCTGGAATTCCACGGGAAGAGGGGGAAGGATTGCTTTGTTACATCATTCGCGTTGGAAATACTGGAGGGTTTATTGGTGCTACTGGGCCTGTTGGAGCGACTGGGCCTATTGGTTCTACTGGCCCCATTGGGCCTTCAGGTGGGCCTACAGGAGCCACAGGAGCCACGGGAGTTACTGGGCCTGTTGGAGCGACTGGGATTGGTATGCCAGTCGGAGGAGGCGCAAATAAATTGTTTTACGAAAACGACATTGTAATGACGGACAATTACACAATCACATCTGGCAAAAACGCCATGTCCGCAGGGCCAATCACAGTAAACCCCGGAGTCACATTAACAGTACCATCAGGTAGCACATATACAATCGTATGAGTCTCATAAAAGCAAACGCAGTCCAGATCGGACAATCAGGAACAGCAACGCAGAACTTCACGCTGGCAGTGCCATCGTCACCAGACGGCACGATTAAGCTGGCACGGGGCAATGCTAACGCAACTACGCAGGATGTGTTGAGTGTAGATGCAAGCGGAAATATTAATGGTCTTGTTAAATCAACAGGCAGCACGACTGCTCGTTCACTTGTTAACCGCTTCGCTGATGTGGTGAATGTGAAGGATTTTGGTGCAGTTGGTGATGGAGTAGCTGATGATACTGCCGCAATTCAAGCATTTTTTAACTATGTAACTTCTAATGGAGCATTTGGTATTATCACGAAAGGCATATATAAAGTTTCATCTAACCTTACTATAACCATTAATGGTTATGGTTTTAGTATTTTAGGAGCTGGAAATGGATCAGTTTTTTTCAAGGCATCAAATGCGTTTCCAGCAACTCCAGTAATTAATATTTTAGGAACATCTGGATCAAATGTTGGATTTGTAATTGGTGGATTTACTATTACAACTGAATCTGGATATACTGGAAATGCCACTTGTGGACTTCAAATTGGCAACCCATCTCAACCAACATATATCAATGGTTATCAATTTTCCACAATTCAAGACTTAAATGTTATTGGATTTCCAATACAATATAATATTGTTCACGCCAGAATGATTAAATTTAATAACTGCTCTGGTTGGAATCCAGCCAGTGATACAAATAATATATGTTTAAATATTTATCAAAATGGTTATTTTACTGGCGATCTTGTATTTGATACTTGTCAATTTGTTTCGCTTAATCAATCTGGAAAAATAGCAGTCAATTTTTCATCTGACATTGGCCCATATAATGGATTATCTGGAAACTATAGTATTTCTGGAATCAACTTTATTAACTGTGATTTTTATGCTGGAGAAAATTGCGTTAAAGCCACAGTTAGTAATGGAGCATATTTGTCTGATATATGGTTTACAAATGTTCAAATAGATCAAGAAACAACAAATTGTTTTAATTTTGCAGCTTCTGGCGATGGCTCTGTAATTACAAATATACATATTGCAGATTGTTACATGCAAAAAGCAACCTATTGTCAAATTTTGTTTAATGTAACAAACCTTGCTTCAGTAGGAGCAATATTCATTCACGATAATTATATTAATCAAACAGATAATATGGGAATTAATTTTTATTCCAATAATGCAACTATTCGTGGAGTTAATGTTAATAATAATATTTTTACTGATCCATTTACAGGTACTGCACTTATTATTTTTAATAATATAAAAAGGTTTTCTTGCACAAATAATACCGCAGTTGAAGTATTTAATCCAGCAGCATTTGCAGAGCATATTGTTCAGATAGAGAATGGTTGCGATAAATTTCTTGTATCAGGAAACAATGGAGCTAATTTCACTGCATTAAGTGTAATTAATGATTTAAGTGGTAATGTTGAAAAAACCATTACTAACAATCCCGGATATAATCCAATTGGATTACAAACAATTACTGTTGGAGCATCTCCATTTTCTTACGTAAACAACTCTGGAACAACACAAATTGTAACAGTTGCCAATGGAACTGTTACTGCATTAAATAATTCTGGAATAACTATGGGAGTTCTTTCTGGAGGAAATTATATTGTTGTAGCTTCTGGAAAAACTTTAATTGTTACATATTCTTCTACTCCCAATATGTATTCCCAAGGATTGTAATTAATAGTATTATGAGCGAAAACTAAATAAAACTAATGAACCTCTACGATTACACAAAAGACAAACCAGACTACGAAGTTGAGCAACAACGCTGGGAAAAAGAAGGATACGATATTTAAACTATGAGCGCAAACATTAAAGCATCAGTAGACGGAACACAGGCAATCATCGGGGTAGGAGGCGTAGACCAGATGACTGTCAGCAACGCTGGCGTAGTCATGGCAAATAGCTTTGTAGGGTCAGCATCGAGTGCTACGGCTCTTGCAACTGGATCGACTACGGCAAGGACATTGGCAAACCGCTTTGCTGATGTGGTCAATGTGAAAGACTTCGGTGCTGTTGGGGACGGAGTTACAAATGATACTGCTGCAATTCAAGCTGCAATTGCAAGCGTATTTAGCAATAGAAAATCGTTATATTTTCCTACTGGAACATATTTATACGATGGTGGAGGTAATCTTGGAAATGGAAATGTCATGTATGGGGATGGAAGAGATTCTACTACAATTCTTTCTCGTCTTGCCAGTCCTACATCTGGTTATTTGATAAAAGCTGCTGGGTATGGTTGCGGATTTAAAGGATTAAAATTTGCTGCTCAAGTTGCACAAACATCAGGATCATATGTATGGCTTAGTGGGCCAGAAACATTTATTAATGATTTTCATATGACTGGAGATTTCAATGGAATTTTAATGACTGGAAATGTTTCTCGCATTCGTCATGGCCGTTTTCAAGATGGAGCTACAAATGCAATTAGAATCCGTTCAGAGGGTGGAGATAACAGTCAGTTAATTGATGATGTTTTGATGGGCGCACAAACGCCGCAAATTTCAAGTGCTGGAATTAGAGTTAGAAATTCATCTGCACTAATAATTAGTAATACTTCAGTTATTCAACAAGGTGTTGGACTTCTTATAGACCCAACAACAGCAACTCAAAGCGCAAATACAGCAGATGGAAATGTATTTAGTTTATATGTAAATAATTGTTTTTTTGATAACAGTTCTGATTCTGGGATAAAAATAAACCCAACAGGAACAGGTTCTGTTGTTAGAAGTAGATTTGCTAATTGCTGGACTGGCTCAAGTGCATCTGATGGAATAAAAATTGTAAACGCTGGATCAGGAATCGTTAATGGAATATATTTTGATTCCTGTCACTCAGTCAATAATGTAAGTTCATCAGGAATTACAACAGGTGGAACAATTAGTGATGTATCAATAAATGGAGGAGTATTTTCAAATAATTTAAATGGAATTTTTCTTAATGCTGGAACATCTAATTCCAAGATTTGCAATGCAACAATCGGAATAGGCGGTGGATTTACAGGAAATACTGGAAATGGAATAGTTTTAGCTTCTGGAGTTACAGATACAACCATAACTGGAAACATTATTCGTAATAATACTTTAAATGGAATTTCATTAAATTCTGGTTCTGATGGGTTTGTAATAACAAATAATATTATTTTTGGAAATTCTTCAAATAATATAAACATAGCATCAAGCTCGTCTAATAGGAGTATTAAAAATAATATAGGCATAAATTCTCCAGATATTGCATTTGGCAATGGAATAATGACTACAGGAACGAACTCAGTAATATTGAATCATAATTTAGGGATAGTTCCGTCTTCTGATTTGATTATTATTTGGCCGACAAGCGGTTGGGGTTCAGATGTTTTATATGTTGATACAACATCCATTACATCTACACAGTTTACAGTTAGAAGAGCATCAAACGCTCCAAGCAATCTTACTTTTGGATGGAGAGTTCAAATAAACAAAATATAATATGAACATCTACGATTACACCAAAGACAAACCAGACTACGAAGTTGAGCAACAACGCTGGGAAAAAGAAGGATACGATGTATGAATAAAGTTACATACGAAAGTCCAGATAAAGGCAAAACAATCTACGCAAGAGAGAATGGCACTTTGAATAGAGTGCTAATCAAAAAGCCTTGAAAAACTATATCAACATTTCTCATGGATGAAGAGAAATTATTAGAGTTTATGAAAATAAACTATGCGACGAGAAAAGATTTGTCGCAGTCCGTTAAATTATTTCAAGAAATTGGTTATAATGTAATAAAGTATTTTGATATTGATGGAGCGCAAGGTTATCTAACTAAGAAAGATGATGATATTGTGCTGTCCTTTAGAGGCACACAAGTATCATTTACTGGCATAAATAAAACGGAAAAGTCAGATATTTTAGCTGATTTAAATGTCCGTAAAGAAAAAGAAATCGGTGGTAAGGTTCATGCTGGATTTCAAAAAGAAGCAAATAAATTATGGGAAGCGGTAGTTGTTGAAATCGCTCAACATATTTCTGGCAACAAATTGTTTATAACTGGTCATAGTTTGGGAGCGGGAATCGCTACAATTGTTGCATCTAGGCTGCAAGATAAAGTCGATACTCTTATTACATTTGGTTCGCCCAGAGTAGGGGATGGTGATTTTGTAAAGAATTTAAAAGTCAAACACTTTAGAGTTCAAAATACAAATGACTATGCTTGTTTTCTACCGCCACTCTGGATGGGGTTTAGGCATCATGGCACAAACCTGTACATTGACCGCATTGGTAATGTGCAAGAAATCGGTTTAATTAAAAAATCGAAAGATATGGCACTATCATTAATCAAGGATTTCAAGAATGGTAATTATATTTCTGCTTTTGTTGATCATAAGCCGATTAATTACATTAATAAACTAAACTTCTTAAAATAATTGATTGCAGACTTGACAATTCCTTTGCTACTAGTAATAACAATAGCAATAACCTTACACTATGCCATACGCTAAAGAAAAATATGAACTCCCATCTGGATTTACTGATCTAGGTGAGGAGGTAAAGCCAATGTCAATGCCAGAAATGGCAATGCCTAAAAGCGATTACCATTACCCATCCCTCTATTTTGAGAACGCAGAGGGTCTTAAAAACCTTCCTAAAGAGGGTACTGCTACCATCTACTTCCGAAAGACAATGGAGAAGGATGAGACTACCATGCGTGATGGCAAGACCGAAAAGCGTCACTGTGTTGAGTTGTGTATTTGTGGCATTAAATCCAATGGATCCTCCGAAATGGACATGGAAGACGAGATGGATGATGAAGAAGCTATCGACTCTGGACTAGAAGAAGCAGAATCTGCAAAACCAACAACTAAAATCGAGATTGAAATCGGTGGTGATGAAGAGGAAGATTAATTTATATGGCAAAACCAACAACTGAGGCAGTAATGCCCGAACCTGCAATGGGAATGGATCTTCCCGAAGATATGAGCGGAATCCCTTCTCCAATGGCAGAAGAGGGTGCGGTCACCATTTCTGTTACTAAATCTAAGTTCGACGAATTGCATAGTATTGCCATGCAACTCGCTGGTGTGATTGATGCTCTTGCCGCTGACGTTGAGGGTCAAAAAGCCGCAACTGAATCGCTAGAAGGCAAAGCACCTGCCGCTGAAAATGCAGCAATGGCAAGCGAAGAAGATTTTCTGAATTCTATTGCGTCCGAAGGATCAATGCGCTAATATCACGTCATGTTTGTCGATCAAATCTTTGAGGAATGTGCGGAGATTTTAGGAACTACTGACGAGAAAAGAGTTTACCGCAAAATCACGCAAGCTGTCCAGACGCTTATGGAATCTGGGCATTGGATGCAATCTACTGCTGACGTGGATGTTTGCACTGGTTGGGATGGTTGTACTATCGCGCTTCCCCGTGGAATAGACGTTCCCCTTGCGGTCAACGTAGATGGATCCCCAGTTTATTTCAGAAATCGTCTATTCCAATACCACGTTAACAAAGGTGGTAAATTCAACACTGTAGAATGGGCATGGGATGACCGAGGCTATGTAGCGACCCTGATGCAGATCATCCAACCCTCGCAGTTGGTTGCCATTGCCGAAAGCGAAAATGACGTAGGAAAAATCATTCGCGTTACTGGCACTGACTCCAACAATCGAGATCTTCGTAGCCAACTCAAAGACGGAACTGGTGTTGATGGTTTGCTCATTCCAATCCACTCGCAATCTGATTTTGCTTACGGAACGATTGCTCCTGACGATGCCACTATTCGCACCCGCGAGGTTGCTATAACCCCGATTAGCAAGTTTGCATCCGCAACCCCTCACACGCTCGATTCTGGTCAAGGAATGGCTATTACTGCGATTTCTGGCACTATCCCAGTCCCGCTTTCCAATGGTCAGACGTACTACATTGGGGTTCTGGATGCATTGACCATTCAAATCTACAACGATTCCCTCAACGCACAGGCAGGTAATTACCCACTTTCCCTCCAAAGTATAGTAGGAGCAGGGCCATTGAAATTCCTAGACTCTAGGACTTCATTTGTCGTAACTGCTCTTCAATTCGCATCTGCTCCTACTATCGAAATAACAACGGCAAATCCAATCACATTTCCATCTGGGCAAACTTTGCCTATTGGATTGCGTTCTGGAGTTACATACTTTGGAAATCTGCTAGACGCAACGCACCTGCAAGTTTTTAGCTCGATCTCTGACGCACAAGCAAATGTTAATGAAGTTCACACGACTGGATCAACTAACCCAATCAACGTCGATATCCGAAAAGAAATCGTTCCAGAGACAAAGTTGACATTCAGCATCGATCATTTGCTTACCCAAGGTGATCAGGTGCAAGTCTTCACTTCTGGTGGAACGCTTCCACAACCTTTGTTGTCAAACCAAAACTACTTTGTTAATATTGTAGATACAAAAGCGGTTTCGATCCATACGACACAAGCGGACGCACTTGCATCTTCTCCTACTAATTTTGTAAATCCAATTAAGATCACATCGGCTGGAGTTGGTACGATTTCACTCATTAAGTTAATCCCAGCATCTGCTGTGGCAGGTGAAGCTAGCCAGATTACCGCACCGGGTCTTTCCATTGCGTCACCATCTGGATCTGGAGCAAACTTCACTCCTATCGTAGTTGGAAGCGTTACCTCTGTTAATTTGTCTGATCAAGGATCTGGATACACTGCCGATCCTACAGTAACATTTTCCGCTCCTCCAGCACCTCCCTTGGGAAGCACGATTTCCGTTAGTACTGCGACTGGATATGCTATTCGCAATTCTATTACATACCAGTTGTCATCGATTGTGATCGATAACCCCGGATTCGGATACACAACCGCACCTTCTGTAACAATTTCCGCTCCTCCTGTATCTCCATTAATTAACATTACATCAATGGTTACAAATGGTATTACAGTTACTGTTAATACATCTGGAACTCATAGCTATAGAACGGGTGATTCAGTTACAATATCTGGAGCAGATCAAGCAGCTTACAATGGAGATTTCGTTGTAACAGTATTAAGTTCTACATCATTTACATATCAGCTTATTACTGAAATCGGACAAACAGTTTCAGTCACTACTTTAACTAGAGTATCTACAACCGCAACTGGAACAACATCTGCGGCACATGGGTTTACTGCTGGTCAGGTTATTGCAATTAGTGGTGCTAATCCTGATGGATACAATGGAAATAAAACGCTATTAACCGCATCTGGTTCAACATTCACATACACTGTTTCATCTAGCCTAACAACACCTGCAACGGGAACCATTGAAGCGTTTTCTTCTCCAGCAACTGGAACATTAAAGGTTAAACTTAAAACAGGCACTCAAGCGGTTGCAAATGCTACCATTCAAACTTCGTTTGTTATTGGATTCACTCAAATTTCTGGAGGTTCTGGATATGTAAATGCTCCGCAGGTTGAAATAACTGGTGGTGGTGGTTCTGGAGCAACTGCAACAGCAAACATTGCAGGTGGAGTTGTAACTTCACTTAATGTTGTAACAAGTGGCACTGGATACACAACTCCACCGACAATATCAATCACACCATCCACTGGAGTGTTCGTTCAGTTTTCTTCGACTGGCACACTTCCATCCCCATTGCTTTCTGGAACATCTTATAGGGCAGAAACTCCATTAAACTCGTCCACTGGAGTTTTCACTGTTAAGAACGCTGATTTCAGCAAGATTAACATTACCTCTTCTGCAACTGGAACATTCTATGTTGTACTATCTCGCGTGTTTGGAGTTTCATTTACTAACAAGTGGCTAGGTGATTTCACTAATTTAACCACCCCATCAACCATTTATTGGGGAACGGACTATTTATTGCCAACAACCAGTCCTGCGATTGATAATGGTTCAACTCCCGCATATTTGAATGTATCATCTACATCGGTTGCTAGGGCATATACTTCATCGGTAGATGCCAGTGCTGGTGGAACAACTGGTCAAATTAATGTGGTGTCATTTGGAACTGGTCAATCATACTACGCAAAACGATTCTCCGTTTCTCCGCTTCCATACAACAATCTAATCCAGCCATCTTCCGTGCAATTCTTGCAGGAAAATGAGACTGTTAAATTCTCTACAAGCGGAGTTTTACCATCTCCATTGGTTGCTGGAACGGACTACCAAGTTAGGGTGATTGGTGATAGCGTTAATGTGTATTCTGCATCAGTTCTGGTTCCAATCACAACCCCCGGCACTGGTCAATTGTCCCTAGATATCCAACGCACATTTACGGCATCCCCATCCACCAGCATCATTGCTGACGCTTCGCTTTACACTACGGGTCAATCTGTTACTGTACGAGCCGATTCAGGTGATGTACTTCCATCTGGTCTTGTGGCAGGAACGACATACTTTGTTCGTCGAATCGACAACGATGAGTTTGAATTGTACACTACCAAGTCACAATCTCAGAACCTAACTAGCACAACTGGCAGGATTTCATTTTTGACAAGCGGACTTTCCACGGACAGCAAGTTCTTCGTCGATGCAATTCAAGATCCAACCTTGGTCAAGAGTGTTGCTAATATTCAAAAACCAATAACGGATGGGTTTGTTAGTTTGTATGCAATGGACTACGGACGCAGCAACGATTTGACATTGATTGGTCAATACCATCCACAAGAAGTCAATCCGCAGTACCGCAGGATTCGCATTGGAAAACCATGCGCGTGGGTAAGAATTGCCTATCGCATTAAGCCTCCAGTTATCACTTCAAAGTACGACTTTATCCCGATTGAGCATACACGCGCAATCATCACTGCTGTACACGCTTGTGATCTTGAGGACAAGGACTTTGCTGAACAGGCATTGCGTTACTGGGGCTTTTCTTTGGCATACCTGAAGAATCAGCAAGAACACCAAGATGGTCACGCTTTTGTTCCACCACA